TTGAGGACTGCCTTCGACTTGTCAGCAAAAGTGAAATGGTTGTCGCTTATCTTCACGCCTCTCCAAAAGAGTTGCTGCTTTTCAAGGATGCCTCTGAGTTGATGACCCAATCCTCCATGACTAAACAGTTTACCGTAGACCATCTTTGCTTCCCAAAGATTTTTACAGTCTTTCATCTCGTCGCTAATCATCTGAGGAATTTGCTTGAGTATAGACTTGAGCTTATCAATGATAGCCTTTTTAGTCTCGTCGGTGTACTGCAACGCCTCTCGACTTGCAGAAATATCCAAGTCTCCTATGTTAACATACAGACACAATGCTACATGACTAACAAGTTGATATTCTGGTGAGCCGTAAGGCAAGTCCAAAGCACTCGTACTTAATGGATAGGCAATGTTGCCCATGACCGCAACCGAATCACCAGAATTTCGGATAGTCCAATCGTCTGAGTGTATTAAGGATTTGGCATCTTCTTTGTAGAAATTGCCCTCATCTACACCATCTACTTTTGGTCTAACCTTAAAGTGAGTGAATAAAGATAACGCTTTTTCCTTGAAGGAATCGAAGTCTCCTTCTTTTGCTGGTATGACAATCTCAATGCCATCCTTCTCCTTTGACTTCTCGGATGTTAGCTTTGAGATTTGACCAATCTGAGTGTCATCAATAAATGCGTTGTAGGAAGTTTTGGTTCCCTTAACGAATGAGTTGATAACGAAATTATCCCCATAAGCGAAAGCACTCTTGCTGCCCAGACCTAGTTGTCCAATTTGTTCGTTTGTCCCGCGTTTTGTGCTTTCACCGTACATGGCATAAATCTGACCGATTTGCTTTTCTGTCAGACCTCTACCATAGTCTCGTACCTTGAAGTATGGGGAAAGTTGATTAGGTAATGTAACCTTGATTGGTTCATCAAGTTTACCTACCTCTGCATGAGCGTCAACCGCATTAGTAGAATACTCGCGGATAACTGCTAGTACCTTATCAGAATATAACTGATTGCGTAGTACGTTGAAAATGTGTGCGAGTCCTTCCTTCTTGATTCCAAAAGAGTAAGATTTGAAATCTTCGGACTGCTTGACTGTCTTTTTGTTTGGCTTCGTAATCATAACCTTCTTTCAGCATACCCCATACTGCATCGTTTGTCAAGCAGTTTTTTTAAGAAGGTTCGATTTTGAATTTTTCCTTATGTTCTCTGGTGATTTTTCTTACATACTTCTCTGCATCGGCTAGACCTTCCTCAGAGTAAGGGAATGCACCAAAAAGACGATTGCCTTTTTTAGATAAAATCAAATAGACTCTATAACTTTTGCTTTTAGTCTTTCTTTTAGTTGCCATCTACTCGCTTGAACTTTTTAAAAATCCTATCAGCTAATAATCTATTTGTTTTTTCTTCTAGCGTATCAATCTCTCTTTCCTCATTTTGTAGTCGCTTTAGGATGAACTGCATATCAAGATTTAATTTATGATATGTTTCTTCTGTTTTTTCTGGATGCCAGTCAGGATATTCTTCTGCTTCATCCATCTTCTTAATCACTACATCCATTTGTTCTTCCCAAAAAGCGATACTCTGGTCAATCATACGAGAACTCTCTTGTAGTTCTTCTTTGATTGACTTTCGAGGCTTTTTGTTTTTTTTATTCATTTAAAAGTTTTTTTAAAACCTTGAGATGGAAAAGTACGAATGATTCTCCGATTGCTTTTTCACCTTGGGCTTTACTTATCCAATAATCTTTTAGGTATTCGTCCTGTTCTTCGGCTCCTTCGATTATCTGGTCAAGTAAATTATTTGCGTTTTTTAGTTTCGCTTCTATGTTTGCTAACTCGATGTTATCCATATTAAATTACACTCCCCTAAAATTATTTGGCTCTTTTTGTTTCCTTTTTATTTTTGTTATTTGGCTTTTTTTCTTTCACAAATTCTCTATCTACAACCTCACTATTAAGAGGCCACTCTAATGTATTTTTATTTGGCTTTTCTTCAGTCATAATTATCTAGGTTTTCATCTTCATTACTCAACTCATGGAGTTGATTGACAATTTTGATAATTGCTGCATACTCATTAGCAACAGGTAGGATAAGTGGCGAAAAGCTTCTTGACTTTAAAGAGTTTAGCGACTTTATATCTCTATCACTCAGAGTAAGAGAATACTTCCTTACTGGCGTGTCATCTTTCGTAAATTTTTGTGGCTTTGCGTAGTCCATATCAATGATTATTTGGCTCTTTTCATTTACTAATTACACTTACCCCTCTTTGTTGTACTATCTCAGAGGCTTTTTGGTTAGAATATTTTATTGCTTCGTCTATATTATTTGTCTCAAGTTGTTTAGCAACTAGGGCAGCAAGAAAAGAGTCTCCCGCTCCAGACAAGTCGAACACGGGTACTTTGTCAGTAGTGTAGTAGTGGAAGCCATTCTCTTTCATCATCATGCAACCTTGGTCACCAAGGGTTACGATGAGTTTATCAACCCATCCTCTAGGATTGATGTCCTTTTTAATAGCTTCAAACTCTGGGCTATTTATTTTTATATAAGCTGCATCTTTACACCAATTACCTATGCACTTTTTAGTATCTAAAAACGTGTTCGTATTATTTGTACAAAAACGAGTAATATCTTCTTCAGAAAGGAACCCTTTATTATAGTCGCTAATAACTACCGCATCAAACTTTGCTATTTCTTCATCCATGATTAGGTTAGCACCATATTCATAAAAAGTATCAATGTTATCTTCCCCCTTATCTACGCGAAGGAAGGTATAATTCAGTTTCTCATCGACGTACCTAGTTTTTGTTATAGAATTTATTTGAGTAATAGAGTCTACCTCACAACCTAATGCTTCTAGGTTGCGGATAGTATTTCCAGCCATGCCTTTGCTCCTTACTTCTTTATTAGCTTTGAAAACGGGAGCAGGGACATCTGGACAAAGCCTAGACGCGGAGCCATAAATAAATATGTCATCGCAAATCTCTCCTACTACTAATACTTTACTCATAGATATTGTAAACTTAACTTTTATGCTTCTCTTGTTTGCGACCTTGCTTGTCTATATAGAATTCTTTATCTGGAGGAAGCTCTACATTAAAATCTTTTAAATTAAATTCTTTGTCAAGAGCTTCTAAATTATTCATGCCAGCCCAAAATAAACCCCTACCATCTTTATCATTTGATAGGGTAAGCATCCCTAGTTTGGCCATTTTAAATAATAACTCTTTATATGTCATACTAAATACTTCGCCGCCAAAACACAATTAAGAATAACTATTAAAAAAATTAAAATCCAAACTCCTATTATTTGGTTCTTTGTCATTAGAATATTAAGCTCCCTGCGTCAGATTGTCGGTATTGTGGGCGTGACTTTCTTCTACTTAAATCCCTTGCTATAATATCTGCAATACCTTCTCTAGCAGCATCACTATCAAAGTTTATTTGCTTATTTTCTTTTTGTATCTTATTGAGTATGTCAATTATTTCTCTCTTTAATTTCATCTCTTGCCTCCAAAGTATTCTGTGGCGTGTCCTTCTTTGACTAGGATATCATTGAAGCTATCAAACGAGTCAATCTCTTTAAATAGAGTACCGAGTAGTCTGCCAAACTTACCCTTCTTGTCTATCCTAGTCTCAACTATAAACTCATTCTTATTTTCTTTTATGAGTTCTTTGAGTCTTGCTTTAGCTGCTAGGCCTCGCTTCTTTTCTTCTTTGTCTCTAGTTCTGCACTCTGGAGTATTGATACCGTACAAACGAATACGCTCTTTCTTAAAGGTGCTGAACCCGCAGTCAATTAGCGCATCTACTGTATCACCGTCTACTACTTTAACTAACTTTGCTTTGTATTGATACATAATAATTATTTTATTTGGCCAACTTCGATTATGTGAGGGTAAGCTTCTCCATCTAAAGGAATTTCAGATGCTATCTTATCCTTCTCGCTTGAGCTAACCACCATACACATACCTATGCCATTATTAAAAACAGACTTCATTTCTTCATCTGATATTTCTCCCCACTTCTGAATCGAGTCAAATATAGGGGCGCGAGGGATGTTGTCTCTCCATTCGACATCTAAACCTTGCGGGAGGATTCTATTTAAATTACTGTATCCTCCTCCAGTTATGTGAGCTACTCCTTTTATTTTAAACTTATTTAAAAGATGCCTTAGTCTGTATACATATATTTCAGTAGGCTTTAACAAGTCATCAATATGTTTTTGAACATCTTGTTGGTCGGATCTTGGGTCGCCCGAATCGCAATACTGCTTTCTTATTTGCACAACCTTTCTTATCAAAGTATAGCCATTACTGTGAAAACCGTTGCTTGGGAAAGCTATTACATGATCTCCGCTTTCGATGCTACTACCATCAATAAGATCTTTCTTTTTGACAATACCTACACAAAAGCCAGCTACATCAAAAGTCTTACTGGATACCAATGCTGGTAGCTCTGCTGTTTCGCCGCCTATTAGCGGTATACCGTAGTTACTACAACCACTCTTGATTGAGTTTATAACTTGTAAGAAATCAGACTCATCTATAACACCAGAAGAAAAGTAGTCTAAAAAGAAAAGTGGTTTCGCTCCTGTGCATATAATGTCATTAACGCACATTGCAACGCAGTCAATACCAATACCGTCTAGCTTATTGTATTCCTGAGCTAGAAGAATTTTAGTTCCAACCCCATCAGTAGACGCTACTAAATAATTTTCTTCACATAAGTCATATAAGCCAGCGAAGCCCCCTATGTTATCGACTAAGCCAGAAATACTTTCTGTAAGTCTATCTGCTTTAGCTATATCTACTCCTGCTTCTTTGTATTTATACATTTTTTATCCTTTGTTCCGAAGTCGTAATTTAATGTCCTCTGTATGGTAGTCCTTAGTTTCGCTTAATAAAACTAATCTTTTTTCACTCATGGGTTCTGAATACCACCTTAGTAAAAACTCTGCGTCCGTGTCTCCATGAACCATGTAATCTATATCGTTTGATTCCATCCAGTTGATTGTTGTTATGCAGTTTTCCGCTGGTAATATAACCCTATCAACGTATTTGCATGACTCAAGCATCTCTACTCTCTCATCGAAATCAAATATAGGCTCTTCCTTGTAAGATTTTACTATCTCATCTGGTGTGACAGCTACAACTACAACATCAAATATATCTCTCATCTTCCTAAAAAGACGAACATGGCCCTTGTGGAAAAGATCAAAGACTCCTTCGGCACATCCAGTTATAGAATCTTTATAAGAATAAGATTTCAAGCCTCCCTCCCAACTGCTCACCTCATCTGATTTTACGACTGTAGTTCTCCAATCTGTTCCCATACCTCCCGTGTCTTTATATAAGTAATCTAAATATTTTTCTGCATACTTAGACACTAGAAATTCAAAGCCTTCAAATTGTACAGTCTTAAGGTTTTGTTGGTAATAAGCTTTACTACGAAAAGCTCTTCTGTAATTAGAGGCTCCGCTCCTTATTTGTGTTGATCCTCCCCAACCATGACTGTCGTTCGTGTTGAAAGACCAAATATCTATCTTGAACGGCTTATCACCTTCTGACTCTTTTATGTGGAGATAATAGCCACCTGAGTAACAACCAATAAACTTAAAGTGACAAGAATATGGTATAGGCTCATTAAGGAGTTCTTCTAAAGATTCCCAATCTTTCTCCCATATAGCAAGATCAATATCGTCATCTCCATCTGGTATGCCTCCATCCCTTATCGCTCCAAGTGCAGAACCGTATTCGAGCCAGATGTCTATATTTCTTGATCGAAGTTTATTTGAAATATAATGACATATATTTACAGCTTTGCTATTCACTTTTAATGGCCTCCAGTATCTTTGCTTTTACCATATCAAAAGAAATTTTAGTTCTGCATTCGAATTTCTTACCTCTTGGACAGTATGCCCAGTTCCATGCTATTTCTTCAAAGGAGTCTAGGTCTTCATCATTAAGGCAACCATGACAGACTGATTTATTCTGAACTCTAAAACAGTCGAACTCGTTTACTTCAAGAGTAGAGCCAGTAATCATCACGACCTTTTTGCCCAATGCCCAAGCCAGCCAACTTAAACCAGAACTAAGCCCTATAAAAAACTCGCAACCCATTATTTGCTTAATTCTTTTTTGTATTGGAAAGTCTCCTGTCTCATTGACGGCTTTTTTTGGTATGAAGTTAAAGTCGTTTTTCCAGCCCCAAGACTCATCTTGATCAATACATAAGACTTTATATCCTTTTGTTTTTAAAAATCTTACAACTTTATCCCAACCAGATTCAGTCCATAATTTACATTTACTTGTGCTTTGTACTGATATGCAAACATATTTAGATTTTGGCGCACTATATCCTTCTGTTTTTTTAGATGATATAGTAGGTACTATTTGTTTAAACGGTATTCGTAGCTGCTCGCATATTTGTTTTTGGATCGGAGTTTGACGATTTAAATGAAAGTTTACTTTTTTAAGATTATCTATATGCCCCATACCGGACTTAACTATTTGAGGCCTCCAGTCTACTTCATGCTGCGCAGTTGGGTCTAAACCTAAAACTTTTGGGATACCATTTGGGTGTGATTTTCCTTCATTGAATTGCCTAATACTCTGACAAGGATAGAATCTAACTTTATCCTCTATATCGTCAAATAATTCTGCCCATCTAGTTTTTACTACTACCTTTCTTCCGGTAATCTTGTGGTATTCATAACAATAAGGCGACCACGCTATGTTGTCGCCTAGTGATTGAGATATGAATTCTATAAGATCAGCCATTACTTAAAATGCGGTCCAAAAAAGAAGCCTCGTAGCCAATGTTTGTTGCCTTTTGTAAGTGGAGTTACTCCGCTTATCATATACGAAGGGAAAAATATGCAAGTTCCAAGCTCTTTATTTGCGTAGACAGGAGTACCGCTATTATGTATAAGATGTTCTCCGCCTTCATAATCTTCAGGCTTAGACAGACAGACATGAAAACTAATCTTACTATATTGCTTACGATCATCAAAGAAGTTTTGTGCTGTGTCTGATCTTGGAGCATACGAGCTTCTCTCAACAAAAGACTCAAGTGCGGCTGGTTCGGAAATTCCATTTATGTTAAACTTCCAAGAGTTATTATTTGCTTCTCTTGCGAAATCGCATAGTCTGTCATAAATCCAAAAATTATTGTCAGTGAAACTTACTTGGCCAGACTCCTCATTCTCTCTAATTATTTTTAGACATTCTTCTTCTGTGAATGCTTTATTAAAAACATAATAATCATTTAATTTTAAATTATTATCTTCTTGGTCTAATGAATCTATATCTGCTAAATAATACATACTACCATTCTTCCGTATCTTCTGACTCTGCAAGCTCTATGACTTCTTGAGCTAATTGTTTGGTTACTTTAGGACAATCTTCTTCTATTGCTTGTTTTTTCCATAAGGGGTATTCTTTGTAAATCTTCTCAAAGGCTGCTTCGTACCTTTTGCCCATACTAGACTTCACCTTTTTCTTTCGCGGCATATACTTATTATAACAAAAACTCGCTATTTAGTCAAGTATATTGGTATCCAGTTGCCATACTTATCCTGCTTAACTACCCCACAGTTGCTGTCGTTTTTAGCTTTGTTGTATGGGCAGAATTTGTGAATTGTTTGGTATCCAGACTCTTCTTGATTGTTAGTGTTTTCTTTTCTGGGCCAACTATTTTCGATTGGAGCAGTTTCCATCTCGTGTAAATCTAAATCTCTTGAATTTACATGAGAGGATATGGATGTATCAAAGTCTTTGCCTAGATTCTTTACGTCTATGTACCAAGCAGATTTAGATACTTCGTTGGTGTTGTCGTCGGCTTGCTGCTTGCCGTTCCAATTCAAAACTCCTTTTCTGTATATCCTACTGTTAAATAGCCTGAGTTCTATGTTCGGCCTTTGAAAAAGATGATAGTTTAGAAAGCTTTCTACAGGCTGCGCGAAGCACTCATCGTAGTACTTCCTTAGTTTTAAGAAGCAAGAACTATAATAGTCCATTATGTCTGGAGGACCAAAAGCTAACCAATTATTTATATTGCTAGAGTTATAGCCTCCGAGATTGAAGATATGATGCCAATGAGGTATGCTTAAATTATTTTCTTGAACAATTTCCATATCGGGATATGAGCTGCAAGTTTCTGCTCTAACAATAACATCATATTTCTTGCCAGCTAAAGAAGGTAATAGATTTGCTCTCCATATTTTATACAAAGTAGAGTAGAGTCTGGAGTTTATGTGGGCAAAATGTTTTGGTTCATCAAAAAAATCTGGAGATTTTTTGTATTCTTCTGCTAAGAATCTGAAACTTTTTATGAGTGCTTTTTGGTTTTCTGCTTCAATCGAAACAGGGTTATAAACTTTTTTAAAATAATCTATAGTGTCTTCGTCTTGGTAAATTTTTTCTTCGTCCCAAAGACTAGCATAGACATCAGCTCTGTATCTATGTATAAGCTCTAGCCAATAATCTTTGTTCTGCCTAATATAGTAAGGCATACCGGCAAAACAGATGGCTACTCTCATTTGTTGAATATTTCCTCGTAGTTATCTCTGTAAGCGTTTCTGTTGGAAGTTCTATCTGCGTCTCCTTTACCTGCTCCACCTAAATCTCCACCTTCTTTAACATACTTATATACTTCATTGCTATAAGTTTCGCTATGCTTCTCTTTAGTGGAAACTTTTTTACCATTTTTATAATACCAGCCCTTATTTGTCTTTGGTTTCTTTTTGCTCATATAAGCTCTTTTATCTCCTCTACTGTAAACTCTTGAACTTCGTCGGACGCTGGGCCATCTTCAAGTATTCTTTCGTGAAGATTCTCTCCCGGTTGAAGACCAATAGATTCGATTTTAAGTTCAGCTCCTTTTGGTAAATACTTAGATGCCATTGCTTCTAGAAGATTACCAATACTCATTGACTTCATCTCTGGTAAATAAGGAACACAGTCGATAGCGTTTTCCATGCAATCGAAAATCAAGTCAACCGCTTGATCTATAGTCCAAAAGAACCTAGTGGCTCCTGCCTCAGTAACTATGACCTCCTTGCCTTCTTTAAGTAGCTCTCTCCATTTACAGAGAACTGATCCTGTTGAGTATAAAACATTACCGTATCGGACTGTGCGAAACTTAATCTCTGGGAAATCTTTCTCAAACTGAGCAAAAAGCCTTTCCATTATTAACTTCGAGGCTCCATAAACTCCCTTAACTTGAGCTGCTTTGTCAGTGCTGATGCCCAATACAAATTCTACTCCTGTTTCCGCCGCATGTTCTAAAACGTTTAGTGAACCTAAAACATTGGAGAGGGTGCATTCTCTGGCTTGAGTTTCCGCTAGTCCAACGTGCTTGAACGCAGCTAAATGAAAAATGCCTTGTATATCTCTAAACCTCCTTAGCGTAAACTTGTCAGCTATGTCGCCTGTGTAGTATTCTATATCTGGCCAACGACAGGTTTCGCTCAAGAACTTCTGTTTAGTTTTGATCAACTCTCCTTCGTTTCTGGCCACTATAACTACCTTGCCTCCTTGATCTAAGATTCTCTTTATAAGCTCTTGACCTAGGAATCCGCTACCTCCTGTCACTAAATATTTTTTATTTTTTTCTATTTTAATCATTGCTAACTAGCCCCATAAATAAATGTGATTCTATTTTTCTAATCAATGTATACCAACCTCTATGTCTAGGAATCCATGCTATATTTATTCTGTCTCCTATTAAGTTTCTTGTCTTCCAAGTTTGAGTGAAACTCTTTACTGATTTATCAACAATTTCTCTGTATTCTTCAAAGTTTTGTTCATTCAATAAGACCTCATCGTTAATCATGAAAACGAATTGGAGGCCTTTGTTAATACATTCTACAGCATCTTCTTTTCTAAAGACCATTAATATATCTTTTTCCCAAGGCCAACTCTCTAGTACTCTTGATATCACAGCTTGGTGGCCTCTATGTTTTAGCTCGCTGGATAGCCCTTGTATCATATCGAAAGTATAATGGTCTACTGGACCTCCCCAATAAAGAGTTATTAGTAAAGAATTTTTAGACTCTGTTAATTTTTCTAAAGACTCGTAGTCAATCATGTTTTTACCAACAGTATGCTTGTACCAATCGGAACCTGTCCACTCGCTAGTTCTTATTTCATCTATGCAATACTTTTGCTGACTGGGATACTCATCTAGTAGTATTTGTTTTCTTTCTGTTGATAATTTTTCTTTTGAATTTTTATAAACATATATCTTATCTTTTGGGAAAATGTCTCTTACTAGCTCATGTGTTTCCACATGCTGCATGTGTCCGTATTCCCCATGTCGATTGTGAGTCACTATTTGTCGCCAGTCTGTTTCCCAGCTAACTCTTTTTAAAACATTTTTATAATCATCTCTGTATTGAAGAGGGTTTAGAGTAGGAGTTTCCATACCTAAACACTCGAAGTATTTCACTCCAGCTTTTTTCATGCAATTTTGAAACTCATAATACCTAGTCTCATGCCTTTCTTTGTGCCATATACCATAGTCCATTGAGGCTGTCAGCGAAACCACTTTAGTTTCATGTGCGTTTTCAAGTAACCAGTCGCCAAAAAATATAGCTTCGTCATCTGGATGAGCTACCACTAAAAGTTTAGTAGGCCTAGGGGGAAGATGAATACCTTTCCAGACAAAAGTTTCATCAGAAACAATTTCTAGGTGATTCAGACTTTTGTCCTGTCCTTCTTTTATAGCTTTAGGGACAAACTTCCATTTATAGCCGAAGTCTCCGGACTCGCTTGTGTGTTGTCTATTTGAAATTACTTCACCGAAAGTTTTGAGGTTTTCCGGCCCCATTAAATCAATATAGTCTACCCATTGATTCTCAATACAATACTCAATAAGTTTAACCCACATCCATTTGGAAACCTCTGCTCTCCTACAAGAATCAGTATCGTAAAGCGGAGCATTACAATATATGTAGTTGTCCCACTTTAAAACAAAATGATATGCTATACCACAACTAAAACACTGTAGTATACCTCTGTCGTGCAAGCTTTGAAGCTCTCTGTCTGAATACCAATCTCCCCAACTCCAGTTGTTGCATCTAGCCCATAAGTCCATATAGTTCCTACATTGCTCTGGGTTAAAATCAACTTTTTTGTAATTTAGATCTTTATTAAAATCTAATGTCTTTTTTAAGTCTTGCCTGCTAGACTTAGATAATGAAGATAAATAATCCTCTAAGTTGCTAAACCTAGAGGCTGGAATTATTATAGGAGAACTATGCTTTAATACCTTCACACAAAAAAATCTTCGGAAAGCTCTCTCGAAACATTCTCTGGCTCAATTCTTTCAATCCAACCAGTAACTATGTATTTACTCTGTTCTTTATTGGGTTTGTGACCTTTATGTACATGAGTCCAAAACGCAGGGAAAATAACAGCGCGGCCCGCTCTAGCCTCAACTTTAATGTCTTGGTATTTGAACTCTGTTTCTCCTCCATCAAAAACGTCATTAAGATACCACATAAAAGCCATCTGCCTCATTTTCATAGATTCTTCTGTGACTTCGTTCTCATAATGCCAAGCATGATAACCCCCTTGGTCGATATATCTTTGCATTTGCATGTGAGGGTTGCCTATATGTGTAGCACCAAATCTGCCTTGACAAGTCCTAACTAAGCTAAGTTCGCTTGAGAATTCATGCTCTGGCGTTCCTACTAAAAAGGGATACATACGCATATATTCGACCATCGAGTGCAACAAGTCTTCTCTTAAGTAATCGTATATGTATTGCCAGTCTTTATCATTGAGTTGAGTAGTCAACATTAAGTCTCTGGAATCTTTTACTTTTCTATTGACTCCACCTCCTGAGATGCCATCCATTTGGTTATTAGACTCTTCGAATTTTTTTATAACAAAATTACAAAAGTCTTTTGGTAAAGCTTCGTCTCTGCTGTAAATTAAATTCTCCATTAAAACTCCTTTTCTAAACCGTAGTACATGTCTGGTATGTCGTCATTAAGCCTGAGTGGGCTAAAATTTAAATTAGTAAAATCAAACTTACAACTTTCTTTAAAGTATACTTTTAAATCACAATTAAATTCATTTACTTTGCTTGTGCAGTATTCTTTTATTTTGTCAAAGTCTACACTCTTACCTACTTTATTTGTTTTTGTTTTAGCTATTAATATAACTGGTTTATTTGCTAAATGATTGTCAAATAAGATTTGCTGCTCGTCTCCATGCCAAAACTCTATCTTCCATTGCTCTATGTCCTCAAAGGGGAAAGATCCCCAGCGGCCATTGGTTAAATCCATTCTGCCGATCTCATCATAATCCTCTGAGACCTTTCTCCTTCTAAACCAACGAACATTGTATTCGGCGCTGTCGCCTACTATAGAGACTTTAGCGTGTCCCGCGAAATTTATATGGGCTTGAGTAGACTCTGTTAAATCTATTTTCATTACCAGAACCAGACCATATAGTCTCCGCCTTCTACGTCTGTTGGGATGATGTCGTATTGTTTTCTTTTCATATCACCATTTATGTATTATATTCGCTACAATGAAAAAACACGTAATTAAATTTACTAAAATTATGAAAGTTCTCAAAAACAAACTAAACTGAGCTTGTCTTAAAGTTAAAATAGGAATATCTGGCTCATCTTCATCTGTCTTACCTATCCGATGATCTACTGTTCTGCACCAAATCAACCAAATCTTTTTTAACATTAGTACTTATAGTTATACTTGCAATCAGTGTCTTTTAAATCTTTTTGATAGTCTACTGTTAATTCTTCTCCTGCTTTTATTTTTCTAATAGTTTTAAAAGGCTCTTCTCTCTCTGTGTCTAACTCTAGATTAGGATCGGTGGAAGCGTTCAAAAACTGAGTTATGTGTAAAACTTCTAATTCGCACGGATGGACGAATAAACCTCTGTTGCTTAGTAGGTTATAGTCCAGCAGCATCTTTCGCACCGGCTCATCAAGCTTACTTATTTCGTGGCTGGTTAGCCTAATAGTACCACCAAAGAAATGGTGATTAGGAGTGGACCAAGGAGAAACCCCAGAGGGAATCTCCTTGATCGCAAACACCCCTACTCCATGAGTTTTAGAAGGCTGAACTCTGCAATAAGTTTTGTTCTTTAGCCTATCTAACACCTCTCTAGTTATTAGTAGGTGAGGACTCAATTTTAACTGGTAGAATCTTTCTAACAGGAGTACTTACGAACTTAACGATTTTAAGGGTAGTCGTTAGCACGTTTTTGGCTAAGCCGACAGTTGCTATTACTGTACCCTTTCCTCCTTCAACAGCAGAACCAGCAGCCATACCAACAGGAACCGCTACCGCTTCTGGGTGTTCTTTAACTGCTTTAATCGTATTTTTAAATTTAAATAAAGATACGACCTCATTAAGCTTAACCTTCTCGCCAGTTTTTCCGGCCTCTTTGAACTTTTTCCAATCAATTTTAATGATTGAATCAGTTATTTCTTGAGAGCCTTGCATATAGTGACGAACGTAATTCCTCTTGAACCAAGTGGACGGTTGCTTTGCCTCAAACTTTGGTTCATCGGGATTTACCCAACTACCGTTTTCATGAATGACGGTACGACCTAGGAACTTAAGTTCTTCTGCTTGAGCAGACGCGGCAATCGCAAATAGAGCTACTAGGCTTAAATATTTTTTGATATACATATTTAATTGTTGACTTTAACTTTGTTAATTCTATTTGTACTAGAATATTCATGGTACCCCGACTAGGATTCGAACCTAGAATCTACAGCTTAGAAGGCTGTTGCCTTATCCATTCGGCCATCGGGGCAAACCATGTTTACTTGTCTACGATCTTCTTGAGATTATCGTTAATCTCAAAGATAATCAATAGAATCTCCGCATAAATGCGAACTGCAACAGGGCCTAGGATGGCCGTACCAATTCCGGTCAATGGTTCAACTGCGATGCCAAAAAGGCCCACAACAAACGCAATGACCATACCAATATAGCTCAAAATCTTAACGATTCCGGGCGTTATCATGCTCTTATAATTTAAGAAATCTTTCATGATCTTTTATTATTTATTATGTTATTACTTGTGGCTTTTCTTTTGGGGGCCACACACCATCGAATTCAATCGAATCCAATTCTTTAAAACCGTTTCTGTCTTTTTTTAAGAAGACTAATTTACCGGGGCATCTAAATGGATAACTGAATACCCAGTCTATATTTTTAACGTCGGACTCAGAGGACTTTCCTTCTTGAGTAACAAGTCTAATGTGAGTTGCTCCTTTTGGGATTGGGCTAGTTCTTTTGAATGGCATCTCTTACTTGTTCGTAGGTTTCTGTTACTTTGATTTGGTCTCTCCTCATTTGTAGGATCGTGCCACTTGTGTCACTCCAAAAGGCTTGAATTTTAGAAGGATTGACTGACACATTCCTTTGTTTGGGTTTACTCATGTGAGTAGAGAGACGATCTCTCATTACTATTTCTGTGAATTCTATAAACATTTTATGTAACTGAAAGTTGCTTAGGAGCTTCGCGATAAACTCGGTAACTATCGCTATCTTCGTGAAAAGTACTAATCTCTACAAATTTAACATCTCCACCTTTTGGTACTAGCCTGTGAGGCATCAATCTATCTAGAACAAATACTTCTCCCTCATTGATAGTCTTTACGTATTTATCCGTAGTGATAGTGTCAATAATCTCTACATCCAAAGCTCCTTCTAGGATGTAAAAGGTCTCATGCTTTTTCTGGTGAAAGTGCATTGAGGTTGAATGACCGAATTTAATGTATAAGATTTTTCCACAATAATTCTCTTTTTCGTTATTGGCCATCCAAATTTCATAGCCCCAATCTTTATCTACTTTTTTTGCTTTTGCTAAGGCACTCATTACAATATAGTTTTATCTTACCTCTAACTTGCTTCCATGTCAAGTTTATTTCTTCAAAAACCTTTTTGCATATAGAGCATGGGCTCATAAGTCCGCTTCACCTATTTCAATGAAATATAGAAGCCTATAGATTTTGTCTCTACCTACGTCTGAATCCGCTAAGTCTATGGGCATTTCCATATTTAAGTCTCTATTTGGGGTCAGTAGCCAGTCGGCTACTTTGTCATGGGGCATCATTTCACAACATTCATTAACTAAGTTAACAAATTCAATTAAATTATCTTTTCTTATTCTCACTTATCTCTCCTGCGTTCGTCATACTGTCGTCGTCTTTCATTAGTGTCAATTTTTCTGTTTAAAGTATTTTGACCGTTTTGAAGTCCTTCTAGTCTTTTAAGAATATATTCTCTCTTTTCTTTATCGTCTATTCTGTCTATATATTCTAATCCTTTTTGTATGATTCTAGGATCAATTTTAGGTCTTCTGGATGGAACTTTAACTACACTTGGCTCCGGTGGCGTTGGTAATATCTTAACAGACTTGGAGCTTTCTCTCTTGGAGCTTTCTTTTTTATCTTTTTTAATAACTGTCGGCTGAGAGAGTACTGGCTTAGTTACTACGGTTGGTAGTTTATGAGTATCGAATGAGAGAAGCTCTGTTACTCCATTATTGTTAACTTTAACCAAGCCTCTACTAACGCTTATTAAAGTAACCCCTGAGTCTGTTGGGCGGCTTTGATTCAGCATTAAAAATCTTTTTGATATGTCTTGAGAGAAAAGATATACATTTGTCTGACCTTTGTATTTCATGATACCAGTCAAGTTAAGTTTAACAGGCGGCTTCTCTAATAGTTTTGGAAGCTCAACTTTTGCTGGGACTTTATCTAGCAAAGCGAAAGCATTTCTATCAGTGATTGCATCGTAATTTCTCTGCTCTGCGCTGACAGAACTAGCCAATAATAAGGGTAATAATAATTTCTTCATTTTTGCCATTCGTTATTTGTCACGCTTGGGTGACACCTAAAACATTCATTATACATGAAAACCATTTCGTCTATAACAGAAGAGTAGTCAGAAAATTCTCCATATTGAGTGGTGTAGTCAAATTCTGGCATAGACCGTACTGTCTCCATCTGTTTCCTATAAGTCTTACACCTAACAGCTTCTGCTTGCCTCTTTGCTTGATGATAAGATTGTAAAGACATAGATGTTATCAAGGCTATTATGACTATAGTAAGAAGTAGCTCAAGTAGAGTATAGCCCGATTTATTCATCCTCAAGCCTTTTTATATACTTATTTAACTCACAGCATTCTTCGAGCAATCGAATAGCCGTAGTCCTCCAAAACTTGCCAAGATCACGCAGAGCTTCGTTTTGATCTCTAAGTTGCTCTAAATTAATTTCAATCTCAGTGACATGTTTAAGAGTCTTGTCGATTAGAGGGCAAGTGTCCGCTGGTATATCTGGACAATCTTCTCGTAATTCTTTATATCCTTTTGCTGGGAAGTCCATTAAGAGTGTTTCCAGAAACTTAGTTTTTCTTTTTCTTTCTCTCTCTTTTCTGCTGGCATTGAGATATAGTTTACATAAGTCTTTTGCTCCGACCAACTCAAGAGTTTTCTTAAGAGCTTAGTAAGCTTAGAAAAGAATCTATATTTAAAAGTGTTTTCGAAAAATTTTCTTTCCTCGGCTTTTTTCTCCCATTCTTTATCTCGCGCCTCTGCTTCTTCGGCGGTCTCTTCTATTTCAAATTTTATTAATTTTTTTGTATCTAAGACTCCGGAATTAAAGGTAAATTCGTACTCAGACCACCACATGTTTTTATCTTTATCGTAAAAAGACATGTAGAAATTAATTTTTGCGGTGCGAGTGTCTTTAACCCACTCTTTATTCTCTTTTACAAAGAGCTTTTGTCTATAAACTTTATATTGACCTAAGAAATTTTCAAGACTTTTAGTCTGATATTCACTACTTTTAACTAACTTCTCCTGCTCTTTTGTTAACAAGCCTTTTAGGTAAGACTTCGGTACAATTATATCATCAAACATTCCCATAAGGCATTCTCTCCTTCCATCTATCGTGTGCGTGTTTTACAACTGACATAGCTTTCTTTCCATTTTTCCATTCTCCTACTTTAGTAGAGGAACTTCGATCTATTTTATAAATTCTAAAAAACTGTTTAAATATCTTTAGGTGACTATCTTCTATGCCATCCAAGGTGCTATACCTGTCCAGAGGTGACCAATGCGGGGCCACAATTAGCTTGTAATCGATTTCTTCGTCGTCTACGAAGTCGAGTACCCCAAGTGGCCTACACCTCACTAGACTACCTCTGTCGATAGGGTCATGATTAAATATCAGAACATCAAGGGGATCGTTGTCTAGTGCATACGTCTGAGTCACAAATCCATAATTTATCGGGTACTGTAATGACGAAACAAGACATCTCTCTAATTCAAAAATATTATACTTTTCATTGTACTCATATTTTGTATTAGTTCCTTTTGGTATTTCTACAACACATGATATATGTTGGAAATCGTCGTTTGTTATTGGTATATCGTTAACTAAATTCACGGCTTATTATATCTATTAGGTTTCTTGTCTTTTAACCACTTTATAGATTTTAATTCGTAGCCAGCATTTTTAACAATTTTTCTCATCTGAGATGGATGAATTTCTATGCTTATAAATTCTATTAAGCATATTTCTTTTTTAACATCGAACTTAATTGTTTTAGTTAAGTTAGTTTTTTTAAATCCATTTTTAATACCGATAGCGCAAGAAGGACAAACTAAGCCCGGTATTTTGAGTTCGACATCGGGGTCAAAGACTCCTTTGCTTTGTCCAGATACAGTAGTAACTAGCAGCCATCCAAACAAGAAACAAGCAATTGCATATATTACAGTCCTTTTATTCATACATAACCTCGTAGTCTTCAATAATCTCATTATATAGCAGCTTGTCTATTGCTTCTTGTATATTCTTTTTTACGTCCTCTTCTGGCCCTTCTTCTAACTCGACTTCTATATAGCGACCAATACTAACTTTCTTTAAATACTTTATGCCTAGGCTTCTCTCAAGGTTACTCTTTACTACAACTCCTTGTGGGTCAAGAGTATTCGACTTTGGCCGAGTCATAACTCGCGCTTTCTTTAACGCTTTGGGTTCCATCTGTCGTCTCTATGTTCAACCGACCACAACGCCTCAGATACATTAGGAAAGTTCTCTATAAATATATTCTTACACTCTTTCGCTATGTCTCTATGCTCTTTTTGAGTATTTTCTTCTGTGCGTAGATCAATATAATGAACCCAACTTCTAACACTACCTTTCATGTACATGGTAGTCTCTGTTGTGAGGGGCAGAATCATTCTGGCGGATTCTTTGGCCACCCCAGCTCTGATCAACTCATTGTAAAGAGCTACGCCTTTAGCGGTGTGTTCTCTTACTTTTGCTAACAAGTGACCATTGCTAAATGTTTCGCTACTGCTCTGCCTATTTTTCTCAGCTTGGACTCTGAGTTCTAACTCTTCTAATGTCTGAGCCTCGGAATACCTTTGACTAAACTCTTGAAAACTGAAACTCCTATGCCTAAGTATTTGCGCTGCAATAGCTCTGCTGGTTTTAATCTCAACGGTCATGTCCACCATTTCAAATGGTGACCAATGTTTATGTTTGATTAAAAACTTTAAAAGTCGCGGCGCTGTTTTTGTATTGTTTTGGTTTTCTGGATTACTAACACGCGCACAGTAAGCTATTAGTTCTTCTGGATGCAGCGAGATGGCTTCGTGGTAAGGTTGAGTTACTGATACTAAATTTACTTTCATTACTCTCCGGACTTAAATATTTGTTTCAACTCTTGTAATTCTCTTTCAAAGTCATGAGCCATTTCCACTTTAGCTGCATCATAGTCATCCATCATTTCCATCTCCTGCCAAATTTTTTTATATTTTTTTATAAGCTTATTAATATAAGCCATTGTCTTTTTGGGTTTGCCTCGTTCAAACTCTGAGATATTCATTAAGGTGTTCCTTTTTAAGCCCTTCGTTTCTTTTTACGTTAATTGCAAAAGCTGTCTTAATCTCATGCTCGTTTTTGACAGCGCCTTTCGGTTTAATATCATTGACTAAAATTCTAGCTCCAGATGGAATATCAAAAATAATTTGATCGTATTTAATACCTACATATTCTAATACTTTGATTGTGTGGTCTTTGTGCCTATTTGCTCTCGCAGTTGTTAGTACAACTTTATCGCATTTAGGTATATTTTTTAGAAACTGTTTGCTAGACATTAAGGCTTCTTCTTGGCGGTGCGAGGTCTTGCCATGCCTGTTTATAATTTGGTCTAACTTTTCGTTTGAAGTGTTCTTAAGTAAGGTGCCATCTAGGTCAAAGAACCATGTCTTGCCGATCTTACTATGAATTTGTTTATTTTCTTGAATTCTCTCGTCGTTGGTAAATGTATTCTCAATCATTTAACTTGTTCTTATATTATATATTGTACTTAAAATGTAGTCAAGTAAAAAAATAGGAGGGAGCTTATGCCCCCTCCTTGGTGCTTATATCTTTTGCGCGCATTACTTCCTGCGAGGTCTACGGCCTTTTTGACCCTTTGATCTCTTACTCTTACGTTCTGCCATAGCTTTACGCATAGCGGCTTTTTCGTTATCGCAGAGCTTCCCGTCTTTATTTTTATCGAATCTCTTTAGGATGCCTGCTTTTGAAGCCCTAGCTCTTTGGGGAGCCATCTTCTTTCTTAGGGCCGCATACTTTTCTTTGGCTTGTTTCTCTGTCAACTTACCAGCTTTTACGGCTTCTCTTATCTTCTTTACTGCTTCCGCGTATTTCTTTCTGGCTTCAGTTGGGTTGGGTTTCTTAGGAGTAGGTTTCGCTTTACTGGCTTTCTTGGGCGCAGCTACCTTATTCGTTTTGTTATGATGATCAGCTTGAACTGCGGTTGTACCGAGTAGCAAAGCTGCCGCTATAATTATTTGTACATATTGTTTCATAAAAATTATTCTCCGGGATTGTTGCCGTCAATTACCTCGTCTCTCTTGTTTTTAAACTCATCACGAATTTCTTTGATGCGGGTTCTGACTTCTTCTCTGTTATCTTTCATGCCCTCAAACCAATCTTTACGGAGGTTCTTGAGCTGGTCTCTTAGCCCATCTTTATCTTCATCAGAAGCATCCTTGAGCTGCTTATGTAGATCTCTAACTTTAGAATGGTGTTCTTTAGCTGCCGCAGCGAAAGACTCTCTGAGTTCTTTAATTTTTTCGTCGTCTCTAACTAACTTACCGAAAGCCTTACCTTTGAGGTGAAGTTTGTGACCTTTCTTTTTGGAATCCTTATGATGCTTTTTCCGCTTTTCAAAAGCTGCCTTTAGGCGTTCTTTGATTTTTTCCCTATCAATCTTTTTTTCTGGTTTAGGGCGTTCTGGTTTTTCTTTATCTTTGTTCGGGCGAGCTTCTGCTGTGGTAAGCGAAACTGTAAACAAAGTTACCAATCCGATTTTAAGAATGTTTTTCATATTCATATCTAATTACACTTGCAGGTTTTGTGCCACCTGCTTTTTCTTTATTTTTCGTTATTTTGTGAGTTTTATTTATTTTTTAATATAAAGTCTGGGTAATAGACCCCAAGCTACTGGGAAATATTACCCTTTAAAAGCCCTGACTCCAAGTATTTTACCTTCTTCTGTGAAGTCAATAATATCTACAACACAAATTCTTTCGCTCTCGTTAATAATAACATCCAACTCTGCTATAACTGTGACAGGCTTACCGTACTCTTGCCAAGTGCCAAAGTTTATCGGGATCACTTTAATAGACTCTACTGAGTTGAACGCTTCATGAATTGCCATAAAGACATTTTCTCTTCCCGAGGCTTCAATTTCCCAATCTCTCAGCGTAATATTGTCGTCAAACATTTCGCCGAGCGCATTCAAGTCTTTATTCGAAAAGAGCTCGAAATATTTCTCTGCTATTTTTACATTATTCATATTAAAAGTCGTCCTCTAATGATCCTGCTTGTTGATATTCTCTAACCCGTCTCTCGAAAAAGTTGCCCATTGCTTGCACATCAACGACTTCGCCGAGCCACGGGAACGGGTTTTTGTCCGATGGGAATCTATACTCGAGGCCAATTCCCTCAAGTCTCCTATTACCGATATAATGCATATAATCAACAAACATGTCAGCATTAAGACCAAGAATACCCCTAGGTAAAACGTCATGTGCATAAGCTATCTCCAATTCTACTGCTTTCTTAATATGTTCTGTAAACTCTTCTTGTATTGCTTTTGTCCAAATCTTCGGATTCTGCTCAATTAAAGTATTGATTAGGTAAGTTCCAAACTTAATGTGAGAACTCTCATCTCGCAAAGTATATTTAATTTGGTCAGCAACACCCTGCATCTTGTTCTGCCTTCCTAGCGCCAGAAGCATTGCAAAGCCGCTGAAAAAGAATATGCCCTCGCATACCACCCAGTAAGTTAGAAAGTTCCTTAGAAGCTCTTTCTTGCCCTCTAGCGTAGTCGCCGTGAAGTCTGGTCTGTTGATGTCTGTAGTGATCTCCATCAAGAAGTCATCTTTAGCCTTGATCGATGGAATGTTTAGGTAAGCTTGATATACCTCATCTATTTTAAGATCCAAAGAATCACAAACGTAGACAATAGTAAGATTATGAAGGCTCTCCTCAAACGCTTGTCGTAGAATATACTGGCGACACTCAGCGTCAGTGATGTGCCTAAAACCAGTAAGTAATAAATTATTACCGACAAGAGACTCGCTGCCAGCGAAAAAGCCGAGCGAACGTTTGACCAAAAGTTTTTCATCGTCTGTTATATCTCCGTTTTTCCATTGCTTGATATCTTCAGCCATAGATATTTCTGTTGGCATCCAATTATTAGCGCATCCTTTTAGGAATAAATCCCATGCAGTTTTGTGTTTATGTGGCAGGATGCAATTTACTCCTGCTATATTCTTACTTATAAGATCTCCTGTCTTCATAAATCCTCCTTACTGGCAAGCCTCACAAGCCTCTGGGTTTGCGATAGAACAGGCAATCGCTTCTTCTTCCGTGTACTCTTTCTTGTCTGTGGTTGACTTCTCAACTTTAGACGCGGCTCTATTCCGTAGATAGTATGTGGTCTTGAGTCCTTTTTCCCATGCCATCATATAAATATCATTTAAATATTTTAATGAAGTGCCTTTGTTGTAAAGGTTAAAAGATACCCCTTGGTCTATCCACTTTTGCCTTACTGCATTACACTCAATTAGTTTAAACATATCGCGGTCAAAGGCTGTCTTATACTTCTCTTTGTATTTATCTGGTATATCCAGAAGCGAGACGTCGCCATCTACTTCTTTAACCGCTTCTGCAAACTGAGAGCTCCAGAGCCCTTCTTTTTTCATGTCATTCACGAATTGTTCGTTTGTGATGAAGAAGTTTCCACTTTTGCACTCGTAGACGAACAGCACAGAGAAGTTCGGTTCGATGCTCTGCTCCACACCGTTAATATACCCAATAGTGGCAGTAGGAGCAATTGCCATAGTGTTACTATTTCGCATTCCATATTTCGTTATATGTTCCCTGAGTCCTTCCCAATCTACGTCTTCGCTGCCTACTTCTGTTTTCTTTACTCCACGCTCACTCATTAAGGCGTTGTAAGTATCTATGGGCAGAATATTCTTTTCCCATAATGAACCAGAATAGGTTTTGTAAGCTCCTCTTTCTTTAGCCAGCTCACTTGAAGCAAAGATAGCATTGTAAGAAAAGAACTCTGTTAAATCATCTACAAACTCTACAGCTTTATCTGAGTCATACTGAATGTCAAGAATCTGCAATACATCGTGTGTAGCCATCATACCCAAGCCAACTGGGCGGTGCTGCATATTTGCGTTCCTAGCTTCTTCTGTTGGATAGAAGTTTAGATCAATGACATTATCAAGAATCCTTATAGCAGTCCGAACAGTAGAGGCCAAAAGCTGTTTGTCGAGTCTTGGCTGCTTTGCTTCACTAGGGACTCTAAGATGATTCTTAAGATTGACAGACCCAAGATTACATACAGCAGTTTCACCAATCTCCGTTTTAGTGCCGTTTTCATAGGTTGATGGCTTTGTGTGAAGAAGTATCTCTGTACAAAGGTTTGAACTATGTACTACACCTAAATGTTGGTTGCTATAACGAATATTTGACGGATCTTTAAAGGTAATCCATGGGTGAGATGTCTCAAAAAGCACCTTTAACATCTTTTTCCAGAGATCTTTAGCGTTAACGATGCGATAATTTGATAATTCCCCTGCGTCAGCCTTCTGGCACATTTCGCTATAAAGTTTTTCGAACTCTTTACCAAAAGTTTCATGCAAATCGCGGCAGTCAGATGGGCAAAACATATACCAATCTTCATTGCTTTTTACCTTCTGCATGAACAAATCTGGCACCCAAGACGCAGTATTCATATCGTGACAACGCAAACGGTCATCACCGGTGTTGCGGCGCAAATTGAGAAAATCTTCAAAATCAAGATGCCAAGGTTCTAGATATGCACATCCAGCACCGGGCCTCTTACCGCCTTGATTTACTGCGACGAGTGTGTCGTTGAGGATTTTGAGCCATGGGACAAGGCCTCCAGAAATCCCGTTTGTGCCTTTGATAAAAGCCCCAGAAGCACGAAAATTAGTAACATCAAAGCCAAGGCCTCCAGCGTATTTACTCTTACGCGCCTCTTGCCAGACCCCTTCAAAGATTCCGTCAATACTATCATCGAATGTGTTTAAATAACATGAGCTTAATTGAGAGTGAGTAGTTCCACTATTAAAAAGAGTAGGAGTGGATGGAGTGTACAACATATTGCTAAATAAATTGTAGAATTCAATAGCTCGTTCTTCTTTGTTTTCTTCATTTATTGCTAAACCCATTGCAACCCTCATCCAAAAGGCTTGCGGAGTTTCCATTATTTTGTTATTATGTCTTGTAAAGTATCTATCAATTAAAATTTGAAGACCTAAATATTTGAATAAAGAATCTCGTTCTGGCTGCATTGCTTCTGAAATCTTCTTCAGATCAAAATCCAGAAGTTTTGCAGATAGGATTTCTGCTTTAACTAATTTTTTTATATTTTGTACAAATGCTTTTCTATATTGTAGTTCAAAAGTATCGCTGTCGACGCTCTCCCTAAATACCTCCTTATATAGAGCGTTGGCAGCTAGCGCGCCAGCGACTTTACTATAATTAGGCTCTTTTTCTATTTTAGCTCGGGCTGACAAGATAAGCGCATCATCAATTTCTTTAGTTGTGATCTTATCATAAAGTTGAAGTTGAGCATCTAAGATGATCTCGCTTGCTGAGACGCTGTTGCCATCTATGCCTTGGCAGGCTCTATACACACATTTGTTAATTTTTTCTACGTTGAATTCCTCTAATTTACCGTTTCTTTTCTTTACTCTTATGCTCTGCATTGGATATATAAATTACACTTAGTTAACGCCCTAAAACCTATTCTATTACAAACTTTTATTTGGGTCAAGCAATATCCTTTAGTTCTGATAACTTTGTGAATATTTTTTGACTTTGAATCCCGATATCATCAATGAATACCGCATCATCTTTCTTGAGACCTTTAATGATGACAATATCATCTTTGCTTGGCAGTTTACCATTTATTAACTTGCTTTCCTCTATCTTAGCGTTGAATTGTAGTGCTGTCATTGAGCCTGTCTCATCTGAGCAGGTCAGCCTAATATACTGAGACCCTTTCTTAGATTTGCCTTTGTAATAGTCTTCAACAGTTGATATAAACAGCACTCTAGAACCTACCCTAGAATCGCTCACATCTCTAATACTGATAAGATCTGAGATTTTAGTGCTGTAGACTTGCTTAAGGGAATTCGCATGAGAATAACCAAGTAGCTTTTTCTCGTAGTACCAGTTTGCAAGGCTCTCTGACTTACTATTCTGCTTATAGATATCTCTGTAGGGAGCGTACTTCTTTTTAATTGTGTCGAACCTAGAGGCTTTTATGTAAATCTTTCCGTCCTCATCTTTTCTATCTACCAAGTCTTTAATAATATTTATTAAATCAAAATTATATTTTTCTCCTAAATTGTAAGCTATTCTCTTTTCTCTTTGTGTTAATAGATTCCATAGCTGAGCTTCTAATACAATTTTACTTCTAGATTGAGGAAAGCCTTCGAACGCTCCTGCTTGTATTAAAGCGGATAGCACACCTATACCTACCTTGGCTTCACTAGCGGATTGAAACACTTCAAACTTATTGCTAAACTCTGCTCTGAAGTTGTTTAGCTTTTCGATAGTCTTATCTGATATACCTTTAATAGATGTTAAACCGTAGCGAATGTTTTCTCCTTCAATACTGAAATCCATTTTTGATTTTGTAATATGGGGAGGTAGCAACTTGATATTAAATAAGTCCAACTCTGTTTGTACTTTGTTGACTTCAGCTAGAGGATCTGGCTCATGCTTTGTCATCTTGAGTAGAGAAAGAAAGAATTCTTTTGGGTAGGTGAATTTTAAATATGTTGTAATCGCTGCGAGTGCTGCGTAACAAATTGAATGAGATTTATTAAATGAGTAGTTCGCTGAATCTTCAAGTACGCCCCAAAGAACATCTCCTACTTCTTCTCCGAGCTTATTCTCTTTTACTTTGTCGACAATCTTCTTTTTCCACTCTCTTACTTCTTTGACTTTCTTCTTGCCAACGATACGCCTTAAGATTTCCGCTTCATCAAGAGTAAAGCCAATTTTGTGCGCCATCTGCATTAACTGTTCTTGATACAAAGCGACACCACCCGTACTCTTAAGGATTTCATCAAACAAAGGATGAATTGGTTCGTAGGTATCGTGATTGGCGTAATCAGCATACTGCTTTACAAAACCCAATGCCCCCGGTCTACCTAAGGCTAGAACGGCGCTAAGCTCTTCTAGGTTTTTTGGTTTGACATCTTGGCAAACCCTAAAGTTCGTATCTGCTTCTATTTGAAAAAGCCCGTGAGGAGTTTTTAGGTCTTGTAAGTTTCTGTATATACTAGGGTCATCAAGGTCAATCTCTGTGACTTTTAAGCCTACTTGCTGACATACATCATGTACGACAGATACGCTACGTAGCCCTAGAATATCAAGCTTAACGTTAAATAGGGATACCCAGTTCATATCGTAAGACGATACTACCGACTTATCACTTGTGAGCTCGACTGGGCAACTATCCTCTAACTGATCATAAGACAAAAGAACTCCAGAGGCATGAACACTCTTATTTTTAATCAAGCCGCGAAGCTTTAATGCAATCTTATACGCCTCCCTGTTTTCTGTCTCATCGCACCACTCCTTAAACTCCTTTACTTCGTCATAAGTCTCTTCTAAGTCTTTTACTTGACCAAAGATTTTAGGAATGTGACCAGATACGGTATTCATCTCTGTTTCGCTCTTGCTGGCTACAATCTTGCCGCACTCTTTTATTAAGAGTTTGCCGCTGAGGGTGTTAAGGGTTAGTATCTTGGCGGTCTTACCTTTAAACTTATTGTCGATATAATCTAAGACTTTATGTCTGTTATAATAACAAACATCGTTGTCAATATCAACCATGAGATTGCCGTCAAGATACGTCACCCCGTCTACTACTTGCTTTTTAGCTCGAATCTTTGATATAAACCGCTCGAAGAACAAGCTATACTTAATAGGGTCTAGGTTTGTAATGCCTAAGAGGAATAGCACGAAGCTACCCGCCGCAGACCCACGACCTAATCCGATGGGTATATCGTTCTCTTTGCAAAAAT